TGTAGGTGCAACAGCAACATATGGAATTGGTGCTACTGCTTTTAATGCATACGATGCTTCTCTAAAATATGGTGGTTTACATTATGTAGTTACNAATACTGGNGTAACCGGTGCTTCTCTAACTACTGCTGAGAAGAATGAATTGATAGCATTTGCAACNCCAACTGCAACATCATCTCCTTACATAATTGGTACAGTAACGGGTCTTTCTGGATTAACTGGTTCTGTCATAAATCAGTTTTCTGATAATGATCTAATTAAACTTAAGGTATCTGGTGCTATACAAACCGGTGGTAATGTACTATTAACATGGACACACCCATTGGATACTACTTCTTATGCAGCTCAGGGAATTTCTGTAACACCATACACTGATATGGTTGGAGCTTCTGGAAAAATTTCAGCTGATTATTATCAAATAGCAGCTTCAGATTATTTAGATATTACCAGCGTTGATCCTGCTACAGGAGCTACCGCAGGAACAGCAAATAATGTATTAACAGGACAGCTTACCACACAATTCTATCAAGATCTTCTATACGGTGAGCTTGAGAATGGAGACCAAATTTGGCTGGATGCTGATGGTAGCTCTGTTAATTATATTGGATATGAAACTACTGTAGATAGAGATCAATTCGCAGTCTCTTATGCTAGGGCATTTAATAACGTTTCTAGACAAAGTCCAGATCAATTGGAGGATTATCCTGCTTTTGGAAGCGTTTATGCTTCTGATAACATAGGTTCTTCAGTAAGTTCTGACAAGACAGATATAATATCCTCTGTTGGATCAATCAATCAATTTGTAAGTGTTATAACTCAAATAGACCCGACCAACTTTACTATATCTTCTTCTCCTTCTTCCCCAATTTCAGTTGGTGATTTGCTAGTTTCTACAGATCTTGATATCTGTGAAACCGTTGGAAGTAATAGACAAAATAGATTAACTAGAGTAACCGCAGTTGCACAAACAACTACGGCTAACGTGGTAAGAGTAACTACCGCAAGGCCGGTGTATTACTATGCTGGAAGTCCTATTCAGGTTCAGAAGTTCAAGTCTATACCACAGTTTACTAGATCCTTTGATTTCACATATCTCCAAGGATTTACAATGAGAGATTCACACAGACCAAATGGAACTGATGCAAGAGTATCTGAGCTTTTAGACGTTATGTACAATACAAACATAGCTGCTACTTTGGCTGCTAAAGACGTAATCTCTTTCAGATACATTGTTGATACTTTCAGTGGACAAATTTTACCAAATTCTAAGTATCAACTTAGTAAATTGGCAATGATGAGACAAAAGGCATTAGCCTTGATAAATGCTCCTTCTATGGACCAGTTTAGATCTTCAACTGATCCTAGATTTACCGATGCACCAACACAGACTAATCCGTATCCTTCTTTGAAATCACAGTATATAGCAGAAGGCGGTAACCTATCTCTGAATCCTTCATATACCTTCAGTTTACCTACCGAGGATCAAGGAGCTAAGTATGCAGCATTCTACACTCCATATTTAACATTGAGAGAAAACAATAGGAATGTGAATGTCCCTCCTGCAGCTTATATTTCTAACAATTTTGTAAGAAAATTTGCTAACGGAGAACCTTACAGCATTATTGCAGGACAGAAAAGGGGGGTAATCTCAGGACAAAACTTAGTTGGACTTGAATATGACTTTACTGATGAGGATAGAGGTTGGATAGAGCCAGTGGGTCTTAACCCTATTATTAAGAAGAGAGGCCTTGGCGTAGTAATCTTTGGTAACCAAACAGCATATCAAACTGTTAACTCTGCTTTTAATCTCGTTCATGTGAGGGACCTTCTTATAAGTGTTGAGAATGATGTAGAAGAAATTATGGCTAACTACCTATTCGACTTCAACGAAGATTCTATTAGACTTGAGATCAAGACATTGGTTGATAATTATTTAGACGGAGTTAGAGCTGGTGGAGGTATTTATGCTTATCAGGTTATAATGGACTCTTCTAATAACCCTCCTTCAATAATTGATCAGAACATAGGAATTATAGACGTGATCATAGAGCCTGCTAGAGGAATACAGAAATTCATAAATAGAATTACTGTTACACGTACTGGCGGTATTGCTGCTGGAGGATTTATCCAATTCGCTTAATTTTAGATAAAAATTGAAATTCGGATAAATATAAAAAAAGGATAAAACTAAATGGCTGGTTTACCACATTACCAAAACTCGATAAACGCTGTTAATAAATTTGAGCCGGTTTATCTCAATCAATTTGAGGTGAATGTAATTCCTCCGGCAGCAGTTGCTGGTGGACCAATTCTGCTTGAGCATGTTGTTTCTGTTGGCGGACTTGATGTGGATAAAAACCCAAGTTTTGTTTCTCAGAAGTATAAATTTGCAAAAAGGAATTATGCTGGAGGTAAACCAGATACTACTACACTTGATCTGGCGTTAAAGTTTACTGTAAACTTGGACGATTCGAATTCAATGTATGTTTTTAAAACATTAAGACAATGGACTGATTTAATCTACAATCCAATAACTGGAGCTCAAGGTATAAAAGCGGATTACACTGGTACTATTATTGTTTCTGTGTTTAACAAAAGTGGAGATGTTTTTAGAAGAATTACACTAAAAGACTGTTTTCCTCTTAAAGCGATTGACCCAATGGAGCTTGAGTATGTAAATGGTTCTTCTCTTTATGAAATCAATATGACGTGGGCAGTTGATTATTGGGAGGATCTATTCTTATAAAATAAAAAATATAGATGGCAGGTTTACCACATTTCAATAACTCTAAGGCAGCAAGGAATAATTACGAGCCGGTTTTCTTAAACCAGTTTGAGGTTCTTATTACACCACCCAGTTCTGTTACTGTTGCAAACACCACATTTAATGGTGAAAGTATATTAACTCAGCAGGTTAAGAGCATATCTGCTCTTCAAGTAGATATACAACCTTCTGATGCTGTGACTCAGTACTACAAATTTGCTGAGAGAAGATATGCAGGAGGTGAGCCTTCTACTTCTGATGTCCAGTTCAATATGAGTTTTGAGGTTAATCTTAATGAATCAAATTCTATGACCCTTTATAAAGCATTAAGACAGTGGTCTGATTTGATCTATAATCCTTTGACAGGTGCAATGGGACTAAAAAGGGACTACGTTGGATCTATGGTGGTGTCTGTTTTTAATAAACAGGGTGACGTTTTTAGAAGGATAACTTTAAACAATTGCTTTTTGGTTGAGCCAGTAACCCCTATGAATCTTTCATATGATACTGGGGATGCTCTTTACACTATAGATACAACCTGGAAGTCTGATTACTGGAACGATCTGTTCCTATAGTACGGAACTTAATCTCATTTTTATTCTATAATTTTCGATTTTTATATCCTAGTGGTATATAAAGAAAACAACAAACATGTCAGATAAAAATCTTTCTCCGGAAGAGATCCTTAGGGAAAAGGAAATTGCTGGAGGTATTTCTTACGATGATCCTGATGGTCTAAATTTAGATAATGATATAAGCGAGAATGTATATTCTGGTGAAACCCCAGAATCTGTACAAATGAAAACATCTCAAGAAATAGATTTAGGGAACGCACATCAAAATAAAACAACACCTGCTGAAAGTAGACCTGTAATGGCGGAAGACGAAAAGCCATTGGATCTTGGATGGAAGAATTTACCTATGCACATGCTCCCTTCTCGAGGCCTTTTTTATCCTGAAGGTACCCGGATAGCTATTAGACCAGCAGAGGTTAGAGAAATAAGACAATTCTCAACGATAGATGAGGATGATATGCTTGATATTGATAATAAGCTTAATTTCGTCTTAGACTCCTGCTGTAAGATTAAATTTTCTACCGACGGTAAGCTTGTTTCCTATAAGGATCTAAAACAAGAGGATAGATTTTTTGTTGTTATGGCAATAAGGGATTTAACTTTTGTTAAGGGTGAAAATAGGATAATAATAAATACAAACAAGGGATGTAGTACTAAAGGATGTCCCGGTATGGAAGGCATAGAACTTAGAACAGGTGTTCTAAGTAATTACGTTATTAGCGATGACCTTATGAAATATTACTCCCACGAGGAAAGATGTTTCATATTTCCAATAAGGAGAATCGGGAAAACAATTAGAATAACTCCTCCATCTATAGGTGTTACTAGAGCCATATCAAATTTCGTAAAGGAGTCTGTGAAAAGACGGGAAGAAGTAGACGAAAGCTTCATAAAAATAGCTCCTTTTTATTTCAACGATTGGGATGGACTTGATTATTTCAAGATAAAGGAATCTATGATAACTTCTAACGAGGAGTGGACTAAGGAAGAATTCTCTGCATACTTCGAACTTGCTGAGATGATAAAAATTGGTACTAATTTAAGATTGAAAGTAAAATGCGATACTTGCGGTGATGGGGAGGTCACCGCTCCGATTTACTTTCCCAGAGGGTTCCGATCTCTTTTCGTTATTTCAGATATCTTTAGAGAATTATTTTAATCTAAAATTTAGACTCTGGAAAGAGCATTCTGTTGACCCATCTTGGGTTGAGACAATACCTTTTTATGAATACCAAATCTGGGTTGATATGCTTAATAAGTATGTTGATAAGGAGAATAAGAAAGCTTTAGAAGAAAGCGGTCAATCAGAGGTATTTAATTTTACAAACCCAAATTCTTAGGAACGGTTCTTCCGGATATATAGAATGTCCGTGAGGATGAAAAATATATTATCACATGCCAGCAGATACTAATAAAATGCTTAGTGAAATAGCAAACCTTACTAAGAATATGGATATCCTCCTGAAAGAATTGAAGGAGTCCAATAATATTTCTAAGGTTTCTTCCGAAGCAATAACTTCCTTATCCAAAGGTGGATTAACAGGAAAGGGAGATGGGCTCGAAAAAATGTTTGGTGATCTTGTTAAGTCCATGGATAACCAATCTAAGGAAACCAAGGGTATGTACGATATCTTAAATAGTACATTGGGTGGTAATGGTATAGGTGAACTTCTTTCAAAAAATCCCGGTGATGCTATCGGGAATATTGTTGGTGATAAAATTAGTGATAAAGTAGGAAGTAAGCTCGAAGATACGTTAGAGGGTAAAGTACCTGACGTTATAGCATCTGTTCTTTCTAAAGCTTTGGGATCAGTTGCAGGTAATTTTGCTAAAGGCTTGCCATCCATGATCGCTAGTGTCAAGGGTGGAGAAAAAATAGATTTTAAATCCATCATAGGAGGCGGAGAAACTGGAAATTTAATTTCTGGTATAGCATCCCAGATACCAGGACTTAAGGGAGGTGGATTGTTTAAAAAGGGCGGTTTATCTTTGGTTGGAGAGGAAGGACCGGAACTTTTGGTAGGTGCCGAGGGAGAGCAGATAGTTTCTAACGAGAATCTCAAATATTTGAAAGAAAAAGCATCTGAACTGATTGGTGGACTAGACGAATCATACGCTATGGGTTTTTTCGGACTTTCCGCAAAGGATATAGTAAAATGGAGCTCCATTCTTAGCGAAACTGGTTTATTTAAAGGTGAAGAAGGATCTGGACAGGTTCGAGATTTTATCGATTATGCATACTCTGAACTTGGTCAGGATGATATACAGGAGATATTATCGGATCCAGATTCTCTAAAAGATGAGATAAAATATTTTTTAAGTGAGCAGGATAGGGAGACCTTCACACAAGAGGATCTTGTAAAATTATCTCAACCAGTTTCTAGCGACAATTTACCTGCTACTAGCGATTCACCATCTTCGGATAGTATTCCAGAAGATGCTGGAAGCACTGTTGAACAGGTTATTTCTAAGACAGATTTGACTGAAAAAATTTCCCCACCAAAAGAGGATGGTACTAACAATTCTTTTATGGATGGAATTAAATCTAATGAATCTTTATCCTCTGGAATTTCTTCTATAACTGATATGGTGAAGAGTAAAATAAAAGATTCTGGGGGAAACCCCGAAACAGCCTTGGGAAGCGTGGTAAATAATGCTACCACATTAGCAGAGAAAGTTTCATCAAAAAATCCAAATTTAGATGTAGAATCACTGAAGCAAAAAGCAATGGATGCAGCATCTAGTTTGAAAGGTGCTGGTGGTGATAAGCTTGGCTTGGGTAAAGGAAATGAATCTAGCACCAGTAGTTCGAACACACCCAAAGCTAAGCAAACCCCAAGTCAACAATCTCAACCCTCAGGAGGCAATATGGATTTGAATGATGTCAAAGGTATACTTACTGCTATCTACCAAGCACTTAAATCACCGCTGACGGTTGTTAACGACGTCCCATTTAGACCTTCTTCCAATAATTTTTAATATTTGTTTATAACTTCATTTTTTCCAAACGGTGGGAAGCGTTATATTTGTTTCTAACTACCAAAAATCGCACATGGAAGAAACTTTTATCACCTCGTCTGATTTCTTTTTAAAGGAGCAGCATTCACAGAATGATTATTGGATAGCAAATCCGAACATTGGAAAGGTTGCTATATCTGTTGAGAATTTCAATGAATTAAGCGAAACCTTTTATTCTATTAAGGATAGGAAGATGGATCGGGTCTATCTAGAAATGGCAAAAGTGTGGGCTACAAATTCTTATTGTGAAAGGATGAAGGTCGGAAGTCTAATAGTTAAAGACAAGTCTATTATCTCTGATGGTTATAATGGATCTCCAACTGGATTCCCGAATATATGCGAGGATTCTTCTCACGTTACGCTCCCTCATGTATTACATGCAGAAGCAAATGCCATTACTAAATTAGCTAAAAGTACCCAGAGTTCGGACGGAGCTACACTTTATGTAACGGTTTCTCCTTGCTTTGAATGCTCTAAGTTAATTATACAGAGCGGAATAAAAAGATTGGTTTTCAAGGATCTTTACAGAAAACTTGAATCTCTTAAATTTCTTTTTGATGCTGGGATAGAGTTAGTTAGATTAAATATTAAATAGGAATAAAAAGGAATCTAGGGGAATCAAAATGGCAAAAGAAAAAAACATCCAGGTCTTGGCTGAGAACTTCATCAGGACACGGAACGAAAGAGAATTCAACCCACTCTATGAAAGGGTTAAACCGGGGGTATTAAACCATTGTTACAACATCTTAAAGGACTTTGAGTTAGCAGAGGATGCTTTTCTTAATGCGATGTCTAAAGTCTGGCAAAAGATAGAACAGTATGACGCTGATCGTGGAAATTTTTCTACATGGTGTTACAACATTGCAAGAAATGAATCTCTCTTATTATTGAAGAGTAGAAAAAGATATATTTCTCAAACTTCTGATGAAATGGAATATACATCAGCTAAGTCGGAAGAAAAGAATCCTTCTTATAACATCGAAGACGATCCACTTTGGGATTTTCTTTCTGGCGGTAATGATATCGACGATATGTACGAACAGGTTATTGACGAAATCAAAGATCTCGACCCATTATATAGGGATATTATGATAGATCGGGAGATTAATGGTATGAAGTATAAAGATATCGCGGACAAGTACGGAATAAAGAAGAGATCTATTGCTACAAGAATTAGAAGGGCTCGCACCAAGATACGTAAAAAGATGGAGGATGCTATGGGAAAATCAGAATTTAACTAATGGGAAGAATATTAGCAATATTTAGGTTATTGAAAATCCTTAAGGAGTTAAGGGTTTATTACCAGTACAGGAATTCTGTATATGATGAAAGTATTAATTCCCCTATCTGGACAAGACTTAGACTCAGGAAAGATTGGCTGAGAAGAATTTATACAGTAGTTAACTTACCACCCGAGGTCACTATGTCTCGTGAATTTCCAGTAGATGCTAGACCTGCTTATGTGTTTGAAGAGCTTAAACCAGTAAACGATTATCTTACTAAGCTTAATTTACAGGAGGTTCTTACTCCTGTTCTTAAACCTATACCTGAGACTAATGGTGATTCATATCTTGTAATCTATTATTTTTTCTTTAGATATCTTTCATGGATATGGATTTTTAGGTTTATAATAGAGGTGGTTGTGATAGTACTCCTTGCACTGAATTGGGAATTAATAATAAATTATATTGGGCTTGGATAATATAGAGAAAGTAAAAGAAGAATACCAGGGAAAGCTAGACATATTCAAGAATCCGGAGTTTATATTTAACGAGCCAGCTCATACGTATCATTTTGAGGGGATTAAATATGATTCAGTAACCACGTTTCTTAAGAAATTTAAAGTCCCTTTTGACAGGGAGTACTGGTCAAATAGAAAAGCTCAGGAAAGAGGTGTAGACGTTTCTGTTGTGAAGGAAGAATGGCAACAAAAAGCAAATGTTGCTAATGTCCTAGGTACAGCAGTTCATAAATGGATAGAAGATTTTTGGACAGGACTAAATCCTGAAACTCCAGAAGACCCTGAAGTTAGAAGTAGGGTGGAAAAATTTTTATCACTTAAGGACGAGAGGTTCCAAGATCTTGTTCCGTTAGAATCTGAGCTTAAGGTTTTCTCCAAAAAATGGAGGTTAGCTGGAACCGTGGATCAACCATTTCTTATGTGGGACAAGAAGAAAAATAAGCTTTTGTTCCTAATCGGAGATTGGAAGACCAATAAGGAATTTAAAGATGATAAACACCCAAAGGGGCGTTTCAAAAAACTTCTCCATCCCTTTGCTGATCTATATGAGAATTCACATAACGAGTATTCAATTCAGATTAGCCTGTATAGATTGATCATAGAGGAAGAAACCGGCTTGGAAACACATGGTGGTTTCCTTTGTCATATTGGACCTCAGGATAAACCTAAGTTATATCCAGTAAAGGATTTAAGGGAAAGGTTAAAAGTATATCTCCAGCACAACAGGGAAGAATTTGATGTTTTTAACATCTCCGAGTGAAACAATACTCATAAAATAACTAAAAAATAAAAAGAATCAAAATGTCAAAGAAGAAAACACAGAACAAGGTAGTAGAGATCAATGCTGACCAAATGGCTGATTCAGTAGGTGAAGAGGCCCTTTCTAGATTAAACGAAGGAAGAATTAAAGCTGCTGAGGAAAATCTTGAAAATGCTAAAAAAAGAATTTCGACCAAGGTTTATGCAATTCAATTTGAATCTATGGAGCAGATTGAAAGGTATATGAGTTTTATGGAGAATGAGGCTTCTTGGAAAGAAAAGGAATCACTAGGGGTAATCGAGATTTGTAGAGTGCTTGATCAGTTAAAGTCTGATGGTATTAAGAATAACATTCTTTATATGCAAGCTTTGCCTCTGGAAGCTAGTCACTATTTCATTTCTAAGCAATCTGGNACTGGGTTAGCAATGGCTANGGATTTTATTTCTATGCTTAAACCCTTTGAACAAGGTCTTGAATCTGCTAAAGCAGATGCTCAGGAAATCCAAGCTCTTGAAAAAGAGTTAGCAGCTGCTCAACAGGGTATTGAATTGGCATAATAACCATATTTACTCATAATTAAGATGGGCTCCAGGTAACTGGGGCCTATTTTTTGTTGTAAAGTATATTAGGTTAGATATATAGAGAAACTAAAATTGTAAATAGTTATGATACAGAAAATTAAAGACAACTTCCAATTTGTGGTATTGGGATTTTTGGTAATTATCTTTTTTAGACAATGTGGTGTAAATAGAGATATAGACAGAATAGAAAAAGAGGCAAAGGCTAAGAATCAACTTATCCNTGATAAACTTGATTCTATTAATACTCTAACCCGTGANGAGATGAGACATGAAATGAATCAGGTGATGTTCCAGTTTCTTATTTATGAGGACGATTTTGATAGAAAGAAGATATCCCTGTCAGAAATTAAAAATAAATTAGAAAAGAGTGAAGAATAAATCAAAACTGGTAAGCGGATTTATTATAGCCACATTCGTGTCATTATACTTGATGGTGTCTGTAATTTCCACCATCCACGTAATTGACTTTTTTAAGCTATCAAACCCAACATGGTTAGCTGTTTCTCTTGCTATAGCTTTTGAAGTTGGTGCTGCTGCTTCCCTTGCTTCGTTGATTGCTATGGATAAAATGAACAAGAGCTTGGTTTGGTTTTTATTCTTTTTGCTTACAGCAATGCAAGCAATGGGTAACACATACTATGCTTTTGTAAATCTAGGAGACTATCAATCCTGGTCTGAGCTTTTTGGTCTTATTGAAGAGGAGGAGATATTCCAGAAAAGAATACTTTCTATTGTTTCGGGAGCAATTCTCCCAATAGTTGCTTTAGGGTTCATTAAGTCTTTGGTAGACTATATTAAGCCTGAAGAGGATAAAGTCCCTGATGATGACGATTTTTCTGATCTCGACTCTACCCTTAACGACGGGTTGGATGAAGATATAAGTGAGCCCCTTATTTACGATTCCTCACTGGAGATGCTTAAACCAGATCCTATGGATATACGCAAGGATGATAAATCTGAGGAAAAAGAGGATTCTACAGAGGAAATTCAGAAAGATGAGGAAAATAATAAAAAACCAATTTCTCAGGATAATGTTGAGATAGTTAATGCAAACTCTAATAAGACAAGGGTAAGACCAAATTCTGTCAAATTACCGGAAAACCCCGATATCAATCCTACAAGACTTTAAAATGAGCGCAAACATAGGAGATAATTTAGAAATTTTTGGTGGCGGATCAAGTGCTGGAGGAACTGGATCTGGTACACCTTTTGGTTATGGTGATAGTAATTCTGCATTAACTACTGGACAATCAGGACCTTTTAATACTGAATACACATTAATAGCTAATGATCCAGGATCCCTTAAAAGAGTAAATTTAACATTTTCCAATTATAATGATCCACATGAGGTTAGAATTTTTCAAACCTCCATGAATGTGACATACCAAGCGGAGATAGATGAAAAGCTAGATCTTTCTGAGTATTTCCACCCTTTGCAATCTTTTTCGAGTTATCAGAAACAAACTTTTGTGATTTCCCCAGATTCCTCAATTAACTTAGACCCTGGAGACTATGACACTACATTGGGAGAGGTAAGCTTAGTAATGGCGAGGGCACATTATAAAGCAGATGCTGTAGAAGATCAGAGATTACTTTATTGGCATTATAACAGTGGATTAAGGTACGTTATGTCTGATATGATGATGCTTACTGGACAAGTAAAACCAGAGGCATCTTGGAAGGGATGGCAAACTCTTCCCGATATGGACCAGCAAATTGGGTATACTGGAGCAGCAACTGGTGGATTTGTATTTTCAAATCCAACAGAATACCCAGTTAAACTTACAATATTAACAGCAAGCTAATGGCAACTAGACCTATAATATGCCCACCACAGCCTATGGATGGATTCCTTTTTCGGAAGGATAAATTTGTGCTAGAGGAAGATTATAACATAACTAACTTTTTTGATTTCAGTGATCTCCAGGATGAGGTTATAACATATTCTAGATTAAAGATATCACTGAAAAGAAGTAAAAGCGTAAGTATAAGCCAAACCGATATTGGTGACGAAAACGGGTTTGTTAAATGGGTAGCTGTAAAAGTAAAATATCCATCGCCTAAAAATACTGTACTTTATGGAGCTCAAACTCCAATTATACCTGGAGTTCCCACTCCAACTAACGGAACACCACAGGTAAAAAAATACATCTATTGGACTTACAGAGGAAACACCTATAACATCGGAGAGATGATGATATTGACTGGCGGAAAACTGGGCTCGACGGATTCTGAAAAAACCGGATGGAACCTTAGTGAGGATTTCTTACCGTATGAAGATGGTGGAATTATATTCAGTAACCCACACACGGATATTGATGTAAAGCTTGAAATTATTATAGCAAGATAATTTTTTCCAAAAAAATTACTTTTAGGCGAATATATAATGGAAAAGTTTCAATATCACAGGTGTGATATATAGAAAGTAAAAAAACACAAGTAGAATGGACTTACTTAATCAATTAAAAACTCTTAGGGAAACAACCACTAACCCTGAGGTTAAATCTATTTGCGAATCTCACATTAATAAGATACAAAATGGAGAGTCTGTAAATGAATCCGCTATCCTCGAATCAGTAGATCAGGTAGTAAAAGAAAGTGAAGGTGAAAACACACCAAACCCTATCGAAATGATAAGAAACCAAGAGATAGCAAGATCTAGGTCTGCAGCTCAAAGTCTTATGGAGTCTTGGGGAGGAATTGGATCGACGTATTCTAAAAATTCAGGTTCTTACGTAGATGGTACAAAAGATGAATCTAGTGCTGAAATGGAAAACATTTCTGAGAGCTTAAGAGAAGTAGCAGAAACTGATGCTTCAGCAAGGGCTTTTATCGACTCACAAGCAGTTAATAACCTTGGAGTATACGAGTCCATCCTTTCTTTAAAAGGAACTGGAATTTACGAACATCCTAATGTTAAAATACTATGTGAGAAGTTTACACACTTGTTAAAGAGTAATAATATTCCTGAATTTCTTCTAGCTGAATCTTTTATTCAAGAGCTTGAAAATTTTAAATGGGATAATAAAGTAAAATCTGCTTTGGAAGCAGTTAATGAGAAAGTCCAATCTCTATTGCCTGAGATCGAAGTATCAAAGGCTTTATATTCAATTGAAAAAAGCGCAGGATCTGACTTTTATTCTCCTGTAACTGAATCTCTAAATAAGTGGTTAATTTCTGAGAATAAATCAGTTACTCTTCTTTCTAAGGAACTTTCTAGATGGTCGTTCAACCCTACCGTTAGAAACCTAGTTAATAACCTTTCCTTAATGGAGTCTACTGAGACTAAGTTAAGTATACCAGTTAATAACGGNAATTCTTCTGTAATGAAAGTATATTCTCCTGTCCATGTAAGTGGTGGTAAAACAGTATTTACTATAGGTAATAATATCTTCGAGGGAAATTCAGAGGGTGTTAAAAGACTTTCTAATGTAGAATATTCTTCCTTACCTGAATCTTATAGATCTTTATTGGAATCTTTTTATTCCCCTATGGTTAAGATTAACGAGAACGGGTTAAGCTTTTACGTAGGTAACAGCAGCTTTAAGATTGTTGAAGAAAATGACTCAGCTGCTATTTACTCAAAAAATACTAAAATTAACTTCAGCGATTTGAACCAACTCGCAAAACAAGTTGCTTTGGAAATTTCTGGAAGTTTGGGTGTTAACGAATCTAAAGCAGTTTCGGACCTAATCAATCTTTATAATGGGTTCTCAAGTATCGTTGAATTGGATTTTGCTAAAAGACTGGAGTCTAAAGTATTTGAAGGTGTATCTGTCAATCTAATTAAATGGAATTCAAAAATCTATCTGAATAGGATTAACGAGGGTATGAACGAGAATTCATTATTCCAAGTTAATGGATCTCAAGCTAGTAATATGGTTAAGGATCTTATGAAATATGACATTTCTGAAGGACTAACAGAATTTTTGGAGGGTGAGAACAAGATCAAGTCTATTATGTTGAATGATAGAAAACAGATTATTGACAATATCTCCATTGTAGAAAATGAGATTAATAAAATCTCAAATTTGATGTCAACCAATCCTCTCTATGAAAACTCTAAAGAGATGGTGAGAGCTAAGCATATGCTAGAGCAGGAGTTAGGATCCCTAAGGAAAAAATGGGCAGCAGTTAACGAAGAGATTGAAAGGATTGAATCTGCACCTGTCGAGATAAACGAGCTTAATGAAGATGAGAAATTTACAGTAGGTGACTACGTAAAGGTAAAGGAGTCTGGCAATACTGGAAAAATAATTTCTATAGACAGTACTTCTGGATCCTATACAGTTCTTATGGATAACGGAAGAACAGGCGATTTCAGAATGGATGAGATTGTTGATATTGAGGAGGCATTAAAATCTGCTGGTGAGGAAAACCAAGAAGCAGACGAGACTCAGGAAGAAATTAAGGAGCAAGAAATGGCAGTAGCTCCTGAAAAACAAACTGAATCTGCAAAAGACAAAACTCCAGCTGCTACATTAAAGGCTAATACATCTGCAGCCCCTTCTGCTAAAGATCAAGACGATGCTGGTAAAAAGGACATCGAAAAGGAAGATCATGCTAATTTAGAGGAAGCACCAGAAGGGAGCGAGAAGGAAACCAAATATGATATTAAGTTAAAAGATTCTTTGGTTGACAAAGTGGGATACAACGTAAATGAAAATTCGGAAGACGTTGATTCACCTGAAGTTGAAATGGCTGAGGCTCCTGTTGATGGTAACACTGAGTTATCTGAAAGAGACGTTGAAAACACCGATCAAAACCTAGCAGAAGCGCCAGGTGGAAGAGATCATGCAGATTACGACGTAAAAACTGCTGATGCAGAGGAGAAAAATCCTGACATGGTTAAAACGGATCCTGAAATGGCTTCAGCTCCTGGCGACGATACAGGTAAAGAAATGCATCACGAAGTTGGTAAAGAAATGGGATATAATCTTGATGAAGCCGATGGTGTTGAAAAGACAGATCAACAACTTGCAGTAGCACCAGGTGGTGAGAACAAAGCGGAATATGACGTTGAAGTTGCTAAAGCAGAAAAAGCAGTAGCAGACGTTATGAAAACAAACCAAGAATTAGCTGAAGCACCTGCAGCAGGAACTGAAGCTGAAACTGATGTTGAGGTTAATACCGAAATGGGATATAACCTAGACGAGAGTGAGGAGTCAAAAAAAAACTAAAAAAAATACTTAGTAAAGTTTGGTCCTTTGCTCCAACTGGAAAGGAACAATCAGAATCTCCAGAACCTTTCGTCGATAATATAGCTGATAAAATGAGCGTTGCTCCAGATGGAAAAAAACCTTCTGGGGAAACGCTCATTTCTTTTGATGAGGATCCCGAGGAGGATAAGATCTAGACCGAAACTAACCTCGGGGTTTAATCTAAAAATAATATAAGTGAAAAGGTTATGGCAAAAGCGTATGTTAGAAATAAAGATTTGATGGCTGCTATCCTAGAATCTAAAGAAAAGGGTGAGCTTACTGCTGAAACTATTGAGATGTTTGGTCTTATGGTTCAGGGTATATCAAAAAAAATGGCTTATCGGGATCCTGATGATAAAGCAGACTGTATGGCTTTTGCTATGGAGGACCTTTGTAAATATTGGAATAGATTTAATCCAGAAAAGTCCAACAATCCTTTTGCATACTACACACAAATTGCAAAAAACGGATTAGCAAAGGGATGGAAAAAAATACATCCACCAAAAGCACCAAAAACAATTCCTTTCTCTTATATAACAGGTGATGACAATACATATAATGTATAAAAATGCCGGATATAAAGAAAATAAAACCCAATGGGGATTATAAATCTGGGTTATATGTTCCGCAGAATCCGGACAAGTATATAGGTGATGTCCATAATATAATCTGTAGATCTTCTTGGGAATTTAGATTCTGTCGATATTGTGATAATAACGAACAGATATTAAAGTGGAGTTCTGAACCTATTTCTATACCTTATTACAACCCACTTGATAAAAAGGAGCACCAATATAATGTTGACTTCTATATGCAAGTAATGAAGGATGACGGGGAAACTCAGGATTGGATAATAGAGGTAAAACCNGAAAAGCATTTTAAAAGACCGATACTGGAAGGAAATTCAACTCTTAAGAAGTTGAAGTCTTACAATCATAAAATGCAAATCTGGATTACTAACCAAGCCAAATTTAAAGCTGCCCAAAGATGGGCTGATGCTAGAGGATATAAATTCGGTGTGGTTGATGAAAATTTCTTATTTAAAAGCAAATGATTGTCCTTGATATAACCGTACATATTATCTGTGGATTCATGATGTTGGGTTGGTCTTTTTTTGAGATTGGTAAATCTTTTTATAAAAAAAGTAAGTATTAATATGAAATCCTTCGAGGATCAAATAAAAGCCCTAAGAGGTGAATTCTCTTCGACCTCACAGATTTCTACAGATTCGAATTCATACTACCTTAAAAAATATGGACCCGATGGTACTGGAGGTTCTATGGAATTTAATGGAACTTTTGTTCCTGGTAAGTTTTATACATGCGAATACAAAACTAAGACTAGAGTTTCAGACTCCCATCCTTTTATAGATAGGTACCCACTTTTTATCTTTCTAAAAAAGGAAAAGTATAAGGATACATCAATAATGATTTCTATGGATTTAAACGTTATCCCTCCCGACTATAGAGGCAATATACTTTTTAAACTTTGGGATCAGTATTATTCCTTGTTTAAAGAAAATAGCAATACTACATACAACTCACAGTTACCAATAACTAATATATCGAATTCCTTTAAAAGGCTACTTGAAGGGACTGGTTGGAAAACTTCTTTGACTGGATTTAAATCTGAATTTATTAGTGGTGTAAAAGTTGTCGACTATGAGGATTTAGTTAGAATCCCATACCTTTCCGATTTTAGAATAGAGGGTCAATCAGTTAATGGGATATATAATAATTATAGATCGAAATTAAATGTTTAGTCTCTAATACAAAACTAGATCACATTATTTTAAATGGCCGGATTTAACGAAAACCAAGGTGGAAACCCAATATTACAAAGAATCAGAGAGTCTGTAAAGTCTCTCAGCAACTTTGGTATGAGGTATGGTGACATGGTAATTAAGAATTCACAGGCTATTGGTACTACCGAGGCGGAGTTCATGAAGAAGCAATCTATCGATGACGAGAGTTTGCTTTATTCTTTAGGTAGACAAGATACCACCACCAGACAGTTTATAGGTTACTATGACAAAGAATACTCGGGAAAAAGAGACTACCTAAGAAAATTTGCACTGAATCCGGAAATAGAGTATATCCTAGATACTGTTTGTGATGAAGCCATTACTTTCGATTCTTATAATTTCTTTGCACATCCTGCTTTTTTGAATCTAACTGGAATTAAAGATAAAGTAAAGGATCGTATAGACGAGAATTACAAGAAGCTTTACGACATGTTTGGCTTTAATGATGATATTAGTGCCTGGCAATATTTTAGACAGTTAATGGTTGATGGGTTCTTAGCTTTTGAGATTGTTTATGACGATAAAGGTAAGAGTATAATAGGATTTAAGGAACTTGATGCTACTACCCTTATGCCATCTGTTGAAAAGCAAGCAGATGGAACTTATCTTAATGTCTGGTACCAATACCCTAAGGATATAAATAAAAGAAGAATGCTTTATGATTCACAAATTATTTATATCTCCTTTGCAAAGGGTAATACAGTTTCTAGAGTTAGTTATGTTGAAAGACTTATTAGGCCTTACAATGTACTAAGAATTATCGAATACACTAGGGTTATTTGGTCTGTTATGAATGCTTCGTTTAGAATGAAGATGACAGTACCAATCGGATCTAGATCTCCACAAAAGTCTATGCAAACTTTGGGCGAGCTTATGAGTATCTATAAGGAAGATATTAGATTCAATGACGAAAGTGGTGAGTTAACTGTTGATGGTAGACCTAAGATACAGTTTTATAAGAACTATCTTATGCCTTCTGGAGTTAATGGAACTCCAACTATAGAACCTATTAACAATGCTGGACCAAACCTAAATGATCCACAGCCTCTTGCTTATTTCTACGACAAACTGGTTCAGGAATCAAAAGTACCCTTTTCTAGATTCCAGGGTCCTGACGGAGGGTCTATAGGTAACTATTCGAACGGAGCGGAGGGTCTCGATAAAGAGGAAATAAGATTCGGCAAGTTCATAAGTAGACTTAGATCTATTTTCCAGGATATATTGATAAAGCCTTTGTGGATACAGATGTGTAAAGACTTTCCTGAACTGGAAAAAGACTATCTATTTAAAAGTCAACTTGGTCTTAAGTTTGTTTCTGACAATCCCTTTAGAACAAACCAGGAAATAGAAACAATGCTAAAGAAAAAGGAACAAATCGATGGCATGTACGGCCTTACTGACGATACCGGTGAGCCTTTCTTCTCTTTAGCTTATTTAATTGAATCCCATTTAGGTATGAACTCTGACGATATTAAGGCTAACAAAGAGGCAGTAGAAAAAAGAAAAGAGGAAGAAGCTAAGAAGGCTAAATCCGAAAAGGAAGAAAAACCAGAAGATGAAGAAGCTCCTGGTGGAGAGGGAGAAGAAGCACCACAAGAATAAAGATAGAAAATGGCAGGTTTTTTAGATTATGTAGCAGAAAGATCCTTCTTAGGTAATTTATATAAAAATTTATCTAAGGTAGGAAGATTTGGGATGGAGTACGAGGATATGGTTATCCGTAATTCTCAGGCTGTTGGTGCTACTGAATCTAATTTTTTCAATGAACAGGGAACTGGTTTTACTGAGAATAATGCTTTTTACTGGACTTTAGGTTACCAGGACACTAAGGTAAGAAAATACATTGCTTATTTCGATAAAGATTACCTTGGGAAAAGAGACTTCTTAAGAAAATTCTCACTCAATGGAGAGATTGATTTTATCCTGGACACATTAACCGATGATGCTATCAATTATGATGATAAGAACTTTATAGGTTATCCTTCGCTTTCAAACATAGACCTTAAACCAGAGATTGTTGATAAACTGGATGAAACATATAGAAATCTTTATATGTTATTTGGGTTTCAACAAGGAATTCTTGGATGGCAATATTTCAAGCAATTCTTGATTGATGGATTTCTTGCCTTTGAAATAGTGTATGCAACAGATGGTAAAAAAATTGTTGGCTTTAAGGAGCTTGATCCGACATCTCTACAACCTGCTACTGAGCCACAACCTAATGGTGAATTTCAGCAAATCTGGATCCAGTATCCGGAAGACACTAAAATGACCAGAAAGCTTAAGAGTGAACAGGTAATATACATCTCTTACGCCAAAGGGAATACTATATCCAGGGTAAGTTATGTTGAGAGATTGATAAGATCTTATAACATTCTTAGGATCATGGAAAATACCAGGGTAATATGGAATGTGATGAATGCCTCGTACAGACTTAAGTTTGTTATACCTGTTGGTAGTCAATCACAGCAAAAAGCAATGCAAACCCTCGGACAGCTAATGTCCATATACAAGGAGGAGATGGAAATAAATGATTCTTCTGGTGAATTGACTGTAAATGGAAGACCAAAGGTACAATTCTATAAAAACTACTTATTTCCAGAAAAGGATGGACAATCTCCACAAATTGAAACGCTTGATCCAAATGGTCCTGATTTCAATGTAATGGATAATGTCATATACTTCTATAATAAGTTAAAGCAGGATTCTAAAATACCCTACGCTAGATTTTCCTTCAGAAGTGGAACC